CAACAATAGCTTCATTTACAATATCATCAACTGCTCTGAGTACATCTGGATGTTGAGCCATTGTTCGATATTTTGTGACAAGCTCTGCTTCATTACTCGCTGAACCTTCAAGATCAATAAATGTTCCGGTAAAGTTACCTGATGCTTGTACAACAATAGAACCTTCATCATCAATTGGTGGAGCAAATGATATTAAATTGTCATCTTCTTCTTTTCTTTTTATTGAAAACCCAAATAATTGCAATGGCTATACTCCTAATAATTGTAAAAAAATCAAAATAAGCTAATTTTTAAGGAGTTGAGTTACCGGTAACTCCACCAGTGACTTCCCAATAGTCAAAGGAGAAAGTTACATCGAATGTTTCAATTGTATCAGTAGTATTCCAATCAACGGTAATTGCTGCAACATTATTTGGAAACATTCCACGGAATGTATATTCGCGAAGTGGTACGCCCGTCTTAGAGAATTGAGTAATTTGAGCATCAGTTTTATAAAATAATGGAGAAGCAGAAGCAAACTCGCGAACATTTGTTTCATGAGTATTGATTGAATGCATCCATTGTTCCATAGCATTTCGAATTAGAAAGTCTTCATCATTGATAACTGTGACTGTCCAATCTTCAAATGTTCTATCACCAGCAACTTTAAGTTTACGCCCAAAGTATGGAACATCAAAAGCCGCAACAGTTGATGCTGGTAACGCTGCTGCTTGAACCATAAATGGAACTTTCAAATCAGCAGCACCATTAACTGGGTTTGTAATCTGAACTTGGAAGAGCGCAGGACGAGCTCCGCCAAATTGCAATTGAGATCTAATCTCAGAAATATTGAAAGCCATAAAAGGTCTCTCCCTTAGTAATATTTAATCTTATTTATTCTTAAAAATTGCCAACGATTTCTTCAAATTCAACGCCAGTTCTTACTGCAACAAAATTAAGTTGAACAAAATTGATTGATTTTGCAGGCTTAATATAAATATCACCAATAAATTCATTGCGATCAATAACTTCAGCCGTGTTATTGGATTCATCGCAAACAACTCTGAAATCATAAATGCCACGTCGGCCGAGAATATCACGAAGATATGGCTCAACCATATTTTTAAACTTTGCTCTAGTTGCATTATCATTGAATTCAAAGAGAGTATATTTTGCTGCTGTTGAAATAGCTTTTTCAAGAACAATGAACAAACGACGAACATTTATTCTATCAAATGCGCTTGGCCGATTAAGAAGAGTTTTATCTCCAAAAAGAAGATGGCCTTGACCGTTTTGAGTAATCACTGGATTGATACCGGCTTTGTAAAGAATATCTCTTTCACCTTTTTTAGGATTAAACGCAAGTTTTACAGTGTTCTTAATAATCCCCCGATTGTAACCAGCTGGGCTCCACCAAGGATCTCTTACATTATCTGTTCGAACGCAAAGACCGGCAATATCACCATTAAGTGGTACCCAACGATATTTGTCGCTATATTTATCATATTGATATTTATAACCAGAATCCATTACTGCATAAGACGATTGAGTAAGATTAGTTTCAAAGGTAGTAACCTGATCTAATTCAGTACCATAAGCTTGTTCAACAACATCACCTCTTTCTGGAGACACAAAGACTACACAGTCTTTACGAATTTCTGCTATATTATCGATAATATAGTTAGCAACTGTAGATGTTGCTTTACCAGCTAAAAAGAGTGAGAAATCTACTTCGTCAGAATCAGCATAAAGATCAATACCTCTTGCTAATCTACCAAGCGTAATAGTTGATTCAGTATTATTTGTTCCATCTGAACCATTTGTAAATGATAGATAATTGTCACCATCAGCAAGAGAATCGGCAGTAACCCAAACGTAAGATGATCTCTCATTGATTACATCTTGGAAGTAAATCGAAGAACCTTGATCATCCTTATCGCCATCAGTTCTACTTACATCATTGTAAACTTCAAGAACTGTACCAGCTGTTCCAGTAATACCGCCATCTTCATCGACTACAACGATATGAGAATTACCCGTACCAGGTGCTGCATCAACACGATTATAGTGTTCCCAATATCGAGTAGCTGAAGTTGGAGAAGATGTTGAAAGTCGATAAGCTGGAGTAAATGTAATTGTATCATGAGAAGCATTTGCTTCAGCAATAGAACTTACACTAAGATCTTGGTATCCAATAGAACTATTACCAACACGAAGTACATCGCCTGCTGCAAGATTTGTAGTTTGTACAACAGTATTTGCAATATCTACTGTTGTATCACCATTTGCAATTGCTGCATTAAGCGTAATTGCTTCTGAATAATCAGCACTATCAAAACATACAGAAACTTCAAGATTATTTCCCCATGTACCTGGAGACTGTGCTACAAATACACCTTGACCAGAAAGAGCTTCTGCTTCTGTTCTAGTTTCGATTAGCAAAGTCGTATTACCACTTGAAGATGCTGTTACTGCATCTGAATCAGTAACTCGTGTAACATAAAGTTTATTACTGTATGCTAAAAAGTTAGCTGCGGTAAAAAAAGTCTCATAATTATTCGCATTTGGTTTACCAAAACGAGTTACTAAATCTTCTTCAGATGTTACAAGAATTCTTTGTTCTACTGGACCTCGAGTAAATACTCCAACAAAAGCGCCTGCAGTTGAATCGACTGCTGGTACAATTGTTGATAGGTCAATCTCAGACGTAATTACTCCAGGACTGACTTGAAATGCCATAATTGCTTCTCCCTAATGATTATAAGAGGTGTTTCCACTATTATATTTTGTTTTATTTATAAGAAACGATATTTTACAACAACCACTCATTATTTCCACGGTCGACTTGTATATTTTTATATGCTGCCTCTTCTGTTAATTCATTTCTACCGTCGTCATATAAACCAAAAGGAAGTAACTCTTGCATCATTTGGTCTTCACTTTTTTGTCTTAATTTTGTTAATGTATTAATGTCTGTAATTGAATTAAAATATTGTTGAGCAGACAGCCATGCAAAAAGAACTAAACACATTACTAAATCATCATGACATCCTGGTTCTGCTTCATAACTCACACCTTTACGAGAGAAGGTGCTGAGTTCATTGATTGTGTCAAAGTCGTTGATAATCAATTGATCCTGTTCAATCATCAATTTAAGAACAGAACAGCCAGTAGCTTTCACTGGTCTAGTGGTCCGTATACCTCTGTCATACGCCTTTGCGCCACCAAAGCCTTCTGATATTCTTTTACCAGATCTACCAGCGGATTCTGTCATGATTAGATTCTCGGTTTCATATTCGTAATATAAAAGGTCTGATACCTGACTACCAATGTCATTGACTTCTATAAGAATGTGTGCTCCATTATAATATGTTACCATTCTATTTATAATTTCAGTGTATTCGATAGGTGTGACAAGATTATCTCTATAGACACACACTTGCTGATATGGCATTTTTGTAATATCAATAATCTGAAATGCCGAATAATCTAAACCTTTACCCCTTGACACGTCAACAACACAAGCATATATTCTACCACTTTCTGGTTTCTTGTAGACTTTAATGTTCGCTTGTTCTTGAATTGGTGTTCTGTGGAACAGAGTTTTGAGTTTACCACCATCTATCAGTGTCCCAGAACTACCGAGAAACTCACACTCAAATTCTTGAGCAAACTTTTGTGTGTCAAAATCCATAGAAGCGAGAGTTTCTTTCTTCCATTTCTCACCACGACCAGGAACTTTATACCACGGAACTTCTACCCAAGCATATCCATTACGGTCTTCTTTTGCGCCTTCGAATGTCTTATAAAAATGATTAAGACCGTTTGGCGTAGATGTGAGAAGAATCTTTGTAGTCTCGCCAGATGAAATAGTAGGAAACACAGAAGCGAAGAAAGTGTCCCAGTTCTCTACGAACGCTGTTTCATCGATATATAAAAATGATACAGACTTGCCCCGAATTGCTGAAGAAGATGTTGCTGCTGCTAATATTTTACATCCATTCTCAAACTCTACAGAACCTTTGTTCCATTCAATCACCCCTTGTTGAATCCACTTAGGTAATGCTTCAAATGCTATCTTAATACGATCTAATATCTCTCTCGCAGCATCACCCTTGTTAGCAAGAAGTGCTACTGTTTTATGCTCATTGAAGAGAATGTAATGGAGTATAAGAACAACAGCTGTAGTGGTTTTACCTGCCTGGCGCGATGTGTTAACAATAACGTTACGAGTTTTTTCTGATTTTTTTATGATTTCTTTTTGATAGTCGTATAACTCAATAGGTATCAAACCATGGTCGACATGAACAATTTGAATATACTTCTCAGCAAAATATTGGATATCATCTGAACATTTTATATATTCTTCCATAAGCTCTGGCGTCCAAGATATTTGAACATTCTTTTTCTTTAAAAGAGAATTACCGTTATATCCAATACTACTCATATGAAGAACCTAGTTTACCTTTGATTAATTGTTGAAATTCTGATGTACTTCCAACAAAATTAAGAGTGTTATTTACTTGAGTTGTTTCTTCTTCTTTCTTTACTAACTCTTTCTTAAGCTTAGAAATATTTAATAAATCTTTATTTGCATTTGTAAGGCTGTTAATAAGCGTTGAAACAACTTCGTAAGCTCTTGGATGTTGTGATTGTTGTGCTACATTGACAATTTCTTCAAGGGCTAAAGTACCTTGCTCAATGGTAGAATAAAGATTATTTCTTACATAATCAAAATCTTTTTCAACATGATCATCTGTTGACTTTGTTGGTGTAATAATTTCTTGCTTTTCATTATCTACAATTTCAAGAGCATTTAAGATGTCTTCTTTTTTCATTTTATAAATCCTCAATGATTACTACATATTCCCAGTCATCGTCATAGTTTATATCACTCCAATGCACAGCTGAGTTAGCAATCAGAGCTGGATACACGCGTACACGCTCTGTAGCAGTGTCTGACCAAGATCCATTTGCAACATCAGTGTAAAAATTAGTATTAGCAAATTTTATAACTGCTTTATTTGTCGTTGGCCCGAAATAATATCCTTTTAAAGTAAAGGTAAGATTCCAAATTACTGCTCGCCGATCAGTAAAGTTTCCTTCATATACTTCTTCATTTGTAACTGAATTCAAAACAATTGGAATATCAAAATATTCATTAGGAAGAGCATCAATGACTGCGACACTCGGTGTCCATTCTGGAGTAAAGAATGGTAAAATATTCTCCAATATTTTTGTAGCATCTTCAGAATATTTGGCATAGATACTAAGCTGAAAATCTAGGTTATATGGTGTCGGGACAAACTGTGTAAGATATGATTGATTATTACTAGAAATAGGTGCAGTATTTCTTGTAGTCCTCGTAAGTTTGCGCTCTGGATCATATGTCATAGCCGTCATTTCAAAAGAAATGCGCGGTAAAGTAATAGCCGTGGGTTGATCGAGATCAGCATCTTCCTGAATCCGCGCAAGAAACTTTTGCCGGGGTCCGTAAGATATAGGGACCATAAACTCTTTTTGAGTTACGTCATTATTATCAACTCTAGTGATTTTGATGTCATTGAAACAGGTACCGAACACTGAG